CTTGCGAAGGCATTCTCACAAATTAACTCCAGCCTTGGCCGGATCGCCTCAAACGAGACTCGCTTGGCTGAACGCCAGCGCAACGACGTGTACAGGGACGCGCTTACGTACCAAGAACAACAGAACGCTATTGCATCGCAGTTTGGTGCGCTGTCGTCCGTAGACGGCGAGGACTACACCGACCAGTTCTTCAACAACCCCGCTAACATGATGGCTTACAACGAGAGCAACATCATCGGCGGGATCGACCGTGAGTTGGCCGGGTTCATGACGAGCATGGAAACAGGCGAGAACTACGGCAACCCACACGGGCGTGAGCAGCTTCAGAGTGACTGGACGGACTACGTTGCGAAGACCCTAGAGGATACCCCACGGGAACTCCGGGGTGAGGTAGCCCAGCGTCTCTCCACGGCTGGCGTCCAGATGATGGTCAAGAGCGACGCTTTGGCTGTCCAACGGGCTAACGAAGAGCGCCTCGCAAACACCACGGCGGCAGTTCGCCGCTCGTTCCTCACCAGCGAAGACGCAGCGTCCCTCTCAGGGCAACTCCTGTTTGAGCGTGAGAACCTCGCAAAGACGATGGGTAACGAACGCGGCAACGCCATGTGGCTCGACGCTATGACTACCGACATCGAAAACCTGCCATTTCAGGTGGACCCGGATAAGGCCCAACAGTCACTAGATCAGATGTATATGCTGCTCAGTAACGAGGACTTCACCAAGCAGTTTGGTACGGGTGAGGGCGGCGCTATCCAAGCAATCGCTGAATCGCTGAACAGGGCGCAGGTTAATGTCACCAAACAGGTGGCGCTGCTGCAGGCTCAGGCAGAGGCACAACACGAGGCCGTTGGTCTGGAACTGATGCAAACGGCCATGCGTGACCGGAACAACATCAACGCCTACCGCGACGACTTCATCGATCACTACGGCGGCATAGAGGGTAAGAAAAAGTTCGAGGAAATGCTCGACGTTTTGGAGTTCGGCGACGGCTCCCTCTTCATGGACTCATCCAATGCTGAAATGAGAGCAATCTCAGCGCAGAACCTTCGGGAACTGAAGAACGAGATGGACGAGACCCCAATGACCCGCGACGAACTCTTTGAGTTTCTCAAGGACAACAGGGGCAGTCTCACCGAGGCAGACTACGAAAAGCTGCTCCAGTACGAAGCTCAGGTTCCTGAGGCGATGGACAACCCTATCGTCAAGGCTGCACTGGCTGATGCTGGTGCGATGGCTGACTTCGCCGGGATTGTCATGGGTACAAACGTCGATTCTATTGCGGGTGGTGGTGAGACCCCTAAGTCGGTTATCTCCAACGCCTACAAGTCCTTCGTGCGTGACTACAACGAAACTAACGCTGACGCCTTCCTTGAGGCCCAGCGCAACGGTAGCGTCCCTGAGTACATGAACAAGATGCTGAATGAGGCTGCGGCCTACATCTTGGACTACAACTTCGGTGGTACGGAAGACTTCAAGACCCTCCGCGAGCATATGAACGATAAGATCAGGGCCGGGGACAACATAATCGACCTGTCGAACAACGTAGCCTTCCGCCGCTACTTCGCTAACGAAGAGATGATCCGTCAGGTTCAGGAGTTCGAGACTGCGGCAGAGAGTGCCACGGCTGGCGACGACCGATTTGGCGATGGCCGCGTGGACCCATCTATCGGTATCGATTCTGGCTCTTACGCTCCGGGCGGTCGTGGTGACGTAACTCCAGCCACCGAAGCGTTCTCCGCTCAGGAAATCCGTCCGGGTGGTCGAGGCAACGAAGTAACCCCAGCAACCCAACCGTTCTCCACGCAGAACATCCGTCCGGGTCGCAGTGGGGCGTCTCAAGTAATGCGTGAGGCTCTCGAAGACGACGATGGTGACGGTATCATCAACGCTCGTGAAGAGTTGTTTGCCGAAATCACCCCTGAGACTGCCCCTGAGGCAATGCAGGAGGCTAACGCCGCTGACCCTGCTGCCACCGCACAGGCAACCAGTCCAGCCGAGTTCGCGAAGGCTTACCTTGGGCAGACCGAGGCAGCTAACCACGCAACCCTTACGAAGTTCATTCAGCAGGTTAACCCCGGCATGGATGACGTTCGTAAGACCGCTTGGTGTGCGGGCTTCGTCAACGCAGTCCTGCGTGAGGCTGGTCAAGAAACCACGCGCTCACTCAAGGCTCGTGACTTCATGAACTGGGGTGAGGCCGTAAGTGATCCGCAAGAGGGCGACTTGGTTGTCCTGTGGCGTGAATCTCGTGACTCGTGGAAGGGACACGTAGGCTTCTTCGCAGGATACGACGACAACGGCGACATCAAAGTTCTGGGTGGCAACCAAGGCAACTCAGTATCCATCAAATCCTACAGCACGAACCGTCTACTTGGGTTCCGTAGGTCAAACTAAGGAAGTACCTCAATGGTAGAAATCAAAGCTGATGAATCTATTAGTGGCTTTGCACAGGCGGCACAATACCGTACCGCACAGCGTAACCCTGAGCCTGAGCCAGAAGTGGCCCCGGAACCTCAGGCTGAACCAGTAGTGGCTGAACCAGCGCCTGCCGTTGAGGAAACTCCCAGTGTTCCATTCATCGAGGAGCCAGTGCAGGTCGAGAGTGAAAACCTCATGACCTCTCTGGAGCCTCAGATGATGGACCCTGAGATTGTCACCGAGATGTTGAGCGACAACGCTCACCGCAGGCAGGTGAACCGTCTCGTGTACGGGGATGTCCAGATTGCAGACGCAATGCGTCGTCGCGAGGAAGGCACTCTCGCAATGAAGCGGGAGCCGTACAAGCCCCTGCCCCACGTCCAAGAACTGATGTCCGCATCTGGTGAGAACCAGACGGTTATCGGTTACTTCCTTGCTGCGCAGAACAGCCCCCGTGCGATGGCGGCTCTCGAAGCCCGCCTCGGGGAGGCTCGCATGGCTAACCTGCAGGGTGCGATGGAGGTCTACGAGGACAACCAGAGGCCCAAGGGTTTCTTTGAGTCTGTCGGCGGTGACCTCGCTAAGTTCGCCACTCAGGGCGACCTCATCGATGCCCCTGTGGCTGGTGTGGTGTCTGGGGCATTCAACTTCCAGAAGGGAATGCAGTCCTTCACCTCAATGCTGTACTCCATCCCGTCCCCGTTCAAGTACAAGCGGGAACTGACTGAGGATGAGGCCAACGCTCTCGCCTATAATTTTGAGGGCGACTTCGGCGGTGAGGGGGAGGTAACCCTGACCCACAAGCAGTGGCGCTTCCTCGAAGAAATGCGGGGTGGTGCAGGCTCTGATGCGGTCTTTGAGCGTAACGACGAGTGGATGAAGGCCCGTCAGGAAGAACTGTTCGCCAACATCGACTCAGCTACAGGCCAGTTCACGGCTGTGGCTACCGAGTACATCGGCACCTACGTCCTGACCCCCGGCTTCTCCAAAGGCACCACCTTCCTCGGCAGGGCCGTCAACGGTCTGACCAAGGGTGCCACGGCTGATGCCATCGTCTACAATGAGGGCGACGAAAACATAGCCAAAATGCTCTCCGCTTGGGGTGTACCCGGCTCTGATGTTTTCGAGTTTCTTGCGACCGACCCCGATGACGCTGAAATCCTCAACATGGCTAAGGTCATGGCTGAAGGTGCAGCCATCGGTGTTGCCTTCGAGACCCTCGGGTTTGCCCTGATGGCCCTCAAAAGAGCGGGTAAGGGCGACATGGAGGGTGCGATGGAGGCAATGGCAAAGTCTGTGGACGCTGAAGCGGAGAACACGGCAGTCAAGGCTACCGAGTACGTCCAGTCTGTCGAAGACCTCAAGGCTGGTGCCAGCAGGCAGGAGCAAGAGATTGCTGCGGCTGCGGCGGGGTCTACCGGCAAGAAGACCACTAGGGAAATCTTCGAGTTCGACCGGGATGCCCTACCAGACTGGAACCCTGCTGATGAGAAGGTGTTGGACGCCCTGACGGCCTCTGTCCGTGTAGGGACTGCATCTGGCGTAAGCGCTACCCGGATGAAGGTTATCTTTGGCAAGGACTGGCTCGGTGATGCCGCTGACGTACCCAACGGGCAGCGTGGGCGCATGTTCGAGGTTCCAGCCGACGAGATGGCCGACATCCTGCAGAAAAAGTTCCTGATGATGATGGAGAAACTCCAAGAGCCTACCTCCATGAATACTCTGCGGGGTATGGGTCTGCGAGTTCTCGCTGAGTTGGACGAAGACCTCGTCAACCCGGACCTGCTGGATCGCGTTAAGAACGTAGACCCCAGCGAGTGGTCCACCAATGATGCGGCCAACATCTTCGCTGCGGGTTTCCTGCAAGACCAGTACATCGATGCCGCCCAGCGTATCGTGGCTGACCTTCGGGCCAGTGCGGACCAGATGACTAACGACGTGTTCGAGGAGAAGATGAAGCGCCTCGACAACCTGCAGGCTCAGGTGGCTGTCCTCCAAGCGGGGACCGCTAAGATGGGCCAGTCGGCCTCCCATGCGTTCCACGCACTCAAGCGCGTGAAAAGCGCAGAGAAGAAGCTGGCGGCGCAGCAGGCACACATCAACTGGCAGGCAAGCCGTAACCTCATCTCTGACAAACGCAAAGTCGAGCTACTCGATGCGGCCTTCAAGAACGCCAAGAACAAACGTGCGAGGGCCAAGGTGTTCAACCAAGTGGCGACCAAGCCGACCACAATGGAAAAGCTGCTGCACGTATCCAACGCTAACCTGCTGTTCAACACTTCGACCCAAGCGCTCATGCTCATGGGTAACTTTGTACGGGCCACCATCCGTAACCCTATGGTCAACCTGATCGAGGCTGCGGTGGTTAACCCTATCGAGGGTGTGTTGGGCCGTGCCGATTGGGCAACGGCGTCCAGTCAGTCCTTCAAGCGGTTCTGGCACTCCTACGGGGCTATCGCTCAGTCGATGCCTGAAGCCTTTACTGCCTTCGGTAAGTTCTGGCGCAAGGGTAAGTCTCAGTTCGGTGAGAACTCCATGTTCGATGACAAGGGGTACTACGCCAACAAGACACTCAAAGAGGTCCGTAACTCTAAGGCGGAGGGGTCTCTGGATCACGGCATGAAGGCTGCGGAACACGTTTACCGCTTCATGGGTGCCGTGGATGAGATGTTCAAAGAGATCGTTATCTCCTCCGAGATGGCTACCCACGCACGAGCTGGCACCTATGGCGACGAGCTTATGAAGCTGGCACAGCAGGGCAAGGTCTCCAATGCAGACTTCAAGCGTCTCCTAGCTGGCGCTGGGTTCGCCAAGGAGTCTACTGACGGTCGCATGATGGACATGTACGCTCGGGACGTAGCGCTGGACACCATGTTCCAGTCTGATGCGGCCAAGGGTTCCCTCAACAAAGGCATTAAGTCCTTCATGATGGGGCGCACCAACCAAGCCATGATGATGCGTTTGATTTTCATGCGGTTTGTGACCACGCCCCTGAACGTGATGGAAGAGCGCATGGCTACGGTCCTGTCTCCCATTCTGCTGATCAGTAAGGACAACAACGTCACCCGCGCTATGGCCGGTAAGTTCGCCCGTGACCTGCAGGCGACACTGGACGATGGCGCTCCTGACATGAGGGTGCGGTCTCGTACTCGTGCCATTCTGGCGGCGAACTCCATCTTCACGACTTTGGGCTTCATGGCAGCATACGGTTTCCTCAAGGAGGATGGCGATGAAGGCCTGATCGACGTGGACCCAAAGTCCCGCACCTACGGCCAAATCCGTATCCGAATGGGCAACGGTCAGAAGAAGTACGTCAACACCCTCGATATGGAGGTGCCGTTCCTAAACGCCTTTGTGTTTGCACGAATGGCGGCGGAACACGTAAGGCATGCTCAGGACATCGAGCAGGCAACAGAATACCTCGACACCGTGGTGGCTATCTCTGCGATGTACCTCAACCAGACCCTAGAGAAGTCCTCTCTAGCGAACATGACGGACAGCTTGGCAGTTATCATGGACGATAACTTCCGGGGTGGCGGTCAGTTCGCGGCGTCTAACCTCTCGACAGCCGTACCATTCAACTGGTGGATGTCTCAGATTGCCGACCTTACGGGCGGCGGTGAGTTCCAAGGCAAGCCAAACAACTTCTATGAGCGGCTGGGTAAGTCTATTGGCCCCCTCAAGCTCATGGGCTTTGGCGCTATCAACCAAGAACGTGATGCGCTGGGCCGCTTGCAGCCTTCGCACAGCCGTGGGTTCAACCCGTTTGTATCCCGCTGGTTTGAGACTGATGACCTGTCGGATGAACTTGCAGACATCCAAGAGCAGACCGGGACGGACTTCATGTCTCCCACCTTCGAGCGTGACGGCATGCCGTTCCAGAAGTTGAAGGCTAAGGACGGCCAGTCTGTGTACGACCTCATGCAGGAGTCTCTCGCCAACGGTGACGTGAAGATTAACGGCATGACACTGGAACAGGCTGCTCGGGAAATGATCAATGGCGACTACTACAAGACGGAGCATGCCAAGTGGCAGTCTCTGCTGGCAGAGCGTCATATGAACAGCAAGAACCAGTCTATCCTCAAGGTTGGTGGTCAGGCGGTCAAAGACCCCCGGATCAAACTCTGGCGGGGCCTCCTGTCCCAGTACCGGGATGAGGCTCTACGGTTCGCGTTGAACGACGTGGACGCAGACATCCGCGAGGAAATCGAACAGGTCTACCTGACGACTGGTTGGACCGATTCAGAGAAGCGATTTGTCGCTGAGCAATTCTAACCTAAGGGGGTCCAAGTGGCCCCCAATTCTTTTGGGACATTTCGATGACTTATCAGATTGCCGAATACACGGGCGACGCATCAACCACTGACTTCGCCTTCAGCTTCTCCTACTTGGATGAAAGCTACGTTAACCACAAGGTGGTGACCGCTGCTGGTGCAGACGTAACCAACACCTACACGGGCGCTGTACTGAACAGCACCACCTACCAAATCACCCCCGCCCCTGACACCGGCACTACGGTCTCGATCAAGCGTAACACCGTGGTATCCGACGACACCTTCCAGTGGGCTGCGGGTGCAATCATCCGCCCTGCTGACCTCGGCTACTCCATGAAGTCCCTGCGTGACTATGCAGAGGAAAAGGTGGCAGAGGCACAGGCGTCTGTAGACCTCCTGAACGAGAGTGCAGCCCTTGAGACGGTCGCAGGTCTGTCCTCTGAGCTGGCTGCGGTTGCCGCTGTGGCGTCCGACATCTCGGCTCTGGTGGACGAGAACCTGACCTTTGCGTCACTCCCCGACACTAACCTCGGGGCCATCACCACAGGTGACCTCGTGCAGTTCGATGCCAACGGCCATCTGGTTAACTTCACGCCAACCTACCTGACCTCCTACACCGAGACCTCCACGCTGGATGACGTTCTGGCTCGTGGCACAGTCTCATCTCGGAACATGCAGGTTCACGACATGACCCTCACGGGGTCTGCACGTCCAAACGTAAGCGCACTCGGGGCTAACCCAGCGTCTCCTGCGATTGACGTGTCGTCTGAGAACGTGGCGACCATGAGTGTAACCGCAGATGCCACTGTGACCGTCACGGGGGCTTCCGCCAGCACGGTTGGTGCGCAGTGTACCCTGATCATCGACGGCACGTCTGCTGGCGCTGACCGCACGATCACCCTGCAGGCTGGTCCGGGGATCACCCTCAAGGCTCCAGATGCCGACTACACCCCCGTCCTCACCGATGGGAACATCATGGTGGTCGCCGGGATCGTCATGGATGCAACCACGATTCTGGTATCAACGCAGCAGGTGTCCTGATGTTTAACAATAACTTTCTGATGGTTTCGGGTGGTCCTCATGACCCCCGGACCCGCATCGGTGGCGCTGAGTTGCTGGCAGAGGCGCTTGAGTCCTACGCCAACAGGTTCATGATTACCGGGTCAACTGGCGGGAACAGCGATGACTACTCGTTGATTGATTTTGCAGGTATCAGCGCGTTCAGCAGGGGCGAAAAGACAGTTGGGTGGAGCCAAGGGGCGGACGGGCTTGTTGGCACCGTGTTCAACGGTTTGGTCAACGCAGCGTATTCCCACAAGGTGCAGCGTCTGAGTGGTCAGCCTGACCAATCGTATGACGGGTATAACCCTATTGTTGGCTCGTCGTTCACGAGCGGAACACTCACAAACATCAACGGCGACCTCTCATTCAGCCGCTGGGCGCACTACATTCCTACCAACATCTGGAGCGCGTGGAAGCAAACCGACTTCGGTAACCACTACCATGCGTATGCGTTTCTGCGTGGCGTTTCAGCAACTGTTCTCACTGGTGCATCTGTAACTCGAAACGGTGTAACCTCTTCAAACAGCGCTCAGACCAACGCCGTTGGCACAAACCCCAATGCTTGGCGGCTTGAACGCCTCGTCTACATTGACCCCACCGACTGGACAGTGAAGCTCGTCAAGACGATAAGCTCAATCGGCGGTATAACTTGGCTGGAATCTTGGTTCACTGACTCGCTTTACTCCGAAGACATCACTGCGCGTGTCCTCAACTGGTACTACGGGGTAGGCAACTGGCGTCACGACACGATTAGTCCCGACCCGCTCCCAGAAGAGTTCAGCTTCGACATTCGGAACTGCCAGCTTAACACCTCGTATGTCACGCAAACTCCCGTCGGTGTAACTTACTGGGGCAACCCCACGCTCAACGAAAACTGGTTTCCCAAGGCTTACCCAGATGGCTCCGGTATCATGTTCTGGTGCCGTGCGGGTAGCCAAGGGCTGATGCTGCCGAAGCCATTTATCAAATCAGGTAACCCCTCGGAGTCCTACCGCAGACAGGCGGGTATGGCGAACAACCCGATGGGCAGCAACACCTCCTCCCGCGACGTACACCCAAGCATCTCAGGGATTTGGATTGAGGGTTACGACAGTGCTGTTTCAGTTTCCGCGAATAGCCAGATCATGTTCGTTCCTTGGTCTGAAACTGGCACCTACCAGAACGACACCACCAATGGTCACACCAAGGATAAGTACTGGGGTAACCTTGCGCACCGCGCTGTGGGCAGCACCCGGCAACATATTGCCACCATGTCTAACAAACCGCAGGGCGTGTCCAACAATAACACTTGGACGAAGATGGGTATCTGGGTCGATCCTGACGAAACCTACATGCTGAAGGTCTGGTACGATTTCACTGGCCGGGAGACCGTCACAATCGAGCGCTGGGACATCGACATGTCACCCGCAACGCCGACGCTTACCTACGTCAGTAGCGGCTCGTTCAACCCCCGCACACTGACGGGCCAGTCAGGTTTGACCCTTTCAACTGAAACAGTGCTGATTGACGCTAGCGGGAACCTCTTGCTCAAACCCCTCTCCACCAACGACACGCTGCTGGGTGGCACAGGAGTCGAAACCGGGTCCACACCGACCCTAAGCAGCACGTCTTTCGGTAGCGAAGACCGCCTCCTGTATCAGTTCAAGATGTCTGACGTGGCCGACCCCACCTCAACAATCTCGTACATTGGCGGCTTCTACTTCACTGGCGAAAACGGGGCGAACAACGATGAGCAATACGTTGTCGAACACGGGCCAGTTCACTTGTTCTTCGATCCCCGGTCCTGCGCTGCCAAGAAGCCAACCTTCAGTTCAACTCTCGGTGGCTTTCAGGGTGGCCGTCACGGCAGCAGCAACAACGATAACAACGTAACCTTCTGGTATCCCACAACCACCAATATGGATGTTCAATAATGACCACTCTAGTCACCTACACGGGGGACGGGTCCACTACAGACTGGACGTTTCCCTTCGACTATCTCGCAGATGACTACGTGACCTTCACGATCCTTGATGCGGGAAACCAAGATGTATCTGTCAACTACACGGGCGAGCTAGTCTCTGTCAGTGAGATGCGGATCACCCCGGCGGCTGACTCTGGGTATACTGTCCGCATCCAACGGGCGACAGCCGTGCAGGATGACTTGTTTGGGTTCGGTGCCGGGGGCGTGATGCGTCCCTCCGACATCGCCTTCGCAATGAAGTCTGTACGTGACTTCTCTGAGGAGATGTCTGGCGTTGCCTCCACGACCATTATCGACGTGGCTGACGCTGCAATCGACACGGCCATCGCTGCTGCACAGGCGGCACAGGCTGCGGCTGAACTGGCAGAGACCAATGCGGCCACATCTGAGACCAATGCGGCCACCTCTGAGACCAACGCAGGAACCTCTGAGACCAACGCTGCGGCATCTGCTGCGGCTGCGGCCACCAGTGAGACCAATTTGGGTGTTTCTGAGGCCAATGCGGCGGCTTCAGCCTCTGCAGCGGCTACCAGTGAAACCAATGCGGCCTCCAGTGCGACTGCAGCGGCCGCTTCGGCTGGTCTGGCGGGTACTTCGGCGTCCAATGCGGCCACCAGTGAGGCAAATGCGGCCACCAGTGAGTCCAATGCAAGTGCTGCTGAAGCCGCTGCATCTACATTGGCGGCTGCGGCTCTCGCGTCTGAGGTTGCTGCGACTCTAGCTCAGGGTGCTGCGGCTGGCTCTGCGACCGCTGCTGCTGGATCGGCTTCTTCAGCGGCCTCTAGCGCCTCTGCGGCTTCTACTTCGGAGACTAACGCAGCCTCCAGTGCTTCTACGGCCCAGACAGCCGCTACAAACGCTCAAAATGCCCTGAATAGCCTCAATAACCGCTACTTGGGCGCTCATGCGAGTGACTCTGCGGTGGCTACCTACATCTCCAACGACTCAAACATCACGCTCGATGAGGGTGACCTGTACTTCAACACCACCGATAACAAGCTGAAGTACTACACAACGGGTTCTGGCTGGCTTCCTGCGGCTGCTACCAACGTGATCAATATGACCAGTCTCGGTGTGGCAGGTGACGTAACGATCACCTCGGCTACCACCGGGGACATCCTGCGGTGGAACGGCACTCAGTGGGTCAACTACCCGGACAGCAACTACGCTACGTCCACTCAGGGCGGTCTTGCGGACACTGCTGTACAGCCGGGAGACCTCGCTACGGTGGCAACCTCGGGTTCCTACAATGACCTGAGCAACCAACCGACCCTCGGGACTGCTGCTGCGGCTGCTACCGCTGACTTTGCTACGGCGGCTCAGGGTGCGTTGGCTGACTCGGCTACCCAACCCGGCGATCTTGCTGCGGTGGCTACCTCGGGTGCCTACAGTGACCTCACAGGTGCGCCAACCTTCGGGAACATCCCGCAGAACTCCCAGACTGCCGCCTATATCCTCGTAGCGGGTGACGCTGGGAAGCATATCTCGATCACCAGCGGTGGTGTCACGGTGAACACCTCTGTGTTCTCCACGGGTGACGCTGTGACGATATTTAATAACTCCGGGTCCGACCAGACGATCACTCAGGGAACTAGCGTTACTCTGTATCTGGCTGGTGATGGCACCACCGGAAACAAGACCCTTGCGGGTTATGGTCTCTCTACCCTTCTCTGCGTAGGCACCGATACCTTCGTTATCTCGGGGGTAGGCTTGTCATGACCGCAGTAATGCAACAGGCCCTCATTGGGTCTTACGGCGGCGGTGAAGATCCATACTGGAACAATGTTGCGCTGCTGATACACGGTGACTCGCTGACAGACAGTTCCAGTTATGGACACTCTCTTACGGCGAACAGCCACATCACTACGAAGACCTCACCGACGCCGCCGTTTGGCACAAAATCCATTGAGATCGGTAACAATAATTGGGCAGAGTTCAACACGACGGGCAACCTGTCATCTCCAGCTATCGGGACGGGCGACTTTACAATCGAGTACCATGTCCGCCAAGACAGCCTCGATAACTGGCACACGCACTTCGGCTCACGGTATGGAACCGGCTCCTACCTCAATCAGTCTCAGAGTACGTTCAACATAGGCGTGAACAGAAACGGTTATTTGTTTGTGCATCGAGCGCAAAGCAACAGCGTCATGTTCACCAGCGGCTTCACCAGAAATAATTGGCATTATGTTGCTCTCGTCCGAGACGGCGGTACTTGGGCGCTGTGGCTGAATGGGGTGCGCAAAGTTACTAACTCCCAGTTCAGCAACCAAAACTACACCGCAAATTCGTGGGGTATCGGGACTGGTGCAGTTAACCCCGCCGCTAGGGAGCGCCTGAGGGGCCACATTATGAACCTCCGGTTCACAGTCGGGGTCGCCCGTTACAGCCACCTCCAGACATCAATACCAGTTCCAACTGATCTATTCCCAACAAACTAAGAACGCCCCCAGCGAGTCCTGACGGGCGCAGAGGAGCATTCCATGAGCAAAGATTGGGATAGGGCGGATTACATCGAGGAAGACGTTCGGCGTCACTCCGAAGAAATCCGTGCGCTAACTCAAATCGTAACCGAGAACGCCTCGGCAATCCGGTCTTTAGTCCAAGAACTCGAACGCAGACAGGCTCCTCTTGAGGACCATGAAAAGCGCATCCGCATTCTCGAAATGTGGAAGTCCCGCAGCATGGTCTACTGGGGCATCGCTATCACCCTAGTCGGCACAATAGCTTCCACGATTGTCCCTGAGTTTCTTCCGCTGGTCAGTAAGACACAGCAAACACTACCAGCCGTCGAACACTACGGCTTGGTTAATGGACCTAAGTAAAACCTAATAACCATGACAAATAAGGAAACAACATCATGGCTACACCTTTCGACGGCATCACGGGGATCAACCCCGGCAGTAAGCCCGGTGACATTGGGATCATTCAAGTGGTTTCCGTTACCGGCACAGTGCAGCTTGAAGGCTCTGTAAACGGCGGCACCAACTGGACCCCGATTGCGTCCTACACTGAGCCAACCATTCAGGCCGTTGTACTTGCGCCCGCTATGCGAGTCACCGACGGCTCAGGGTCAACTCCCACTGCGGTGGTCTGGCTGGAAAGCTAAGGAAAACCGATGCAGAACAATCAAAAAGTTCTGATGCTCGGGGGCGGGATGAGTAGTAGTCTACTCTTCCGCCTCATGGCATCTTCAATGTTGGTCCCTGCTAATCAGCTAACCGATTTTGACATCAACGACGTTGAAGCTGCGCTGGCGCTGGACTTTGCCGGTGGCGAATACGTTATCGGCGGCAGTCGCAGTAGCTTTTCGGCGGCATTTGCCGGTTCCAGCCCCCTATTAGAATACGCCGCCCTTAGCTCCAGCACGATGACGGACAGCTCCGGTAACATGGTGACCGTCTCGTCGTTTCAGCCGCGTGTAGGTCATCACGTATACGATGGGTATTCATTGGTAAACGAAGGGCTGCTGCTTGAAAGCGAGGCCCGGACCAACCTTGAGGCGCAGAGCAACCCAGCTAGTCCAACGACTTGGAACACAAACAATCTCGACTACTCTGGGCAGACCCTGCGGATCACTGGCCCGGACGGCGTTGCGGACAGTATGTTCAAGCTGCAAGAGCGGGCCTCCAACACTGGTCACTACTTCTTCGCCAGCACCACTGTTCCTGTTGGAACCATTACGTTTAGCTGCATCGTGAAAGATGCGGGAGACGGTCGCTTCGTGTATTTCCGCACGAACAACGATGGCGCAAACAAGTATATCAACTACAACCCTGCGACGGCGTCGATCACCGAGGTTGGCAATGGCGTGATTGACAACGGGGTTATTAACCTCGGCAACGGCTTCTATCGGATATGGTTTAGCTGCGACAACACTGACGGCACGTCCGGGTGGGTCATTGCCAGCACCAACACCGCCACTCCCGGCAATAACCTGTCGAACCAAACTTTTGCTGGCACTTTCGAGGCAGGTTTTTACGTTGGGTTTGTTCAGGTCGAAGCAGGCGCAACCCCCAGTTCCTACATCCCGACATCCGGCAGCACAGTCACTCGGGCTGCGCAGTCACTCGTGGTTCCGGCCCACCACTTCAATCCTACTAACCCCACACCTGTGGGGCCGGAAGTGGTCACCAACGGTACGTTTGATACTGACCTGTCAAACTGGGTCGATGCGACGACTGGGTCATCTACGTTCGTTTGGAACAACGGCACCGCTGAATTGTTCAAGGGCGTAGGTAGCACCGCTGCGGTTTACCAGTCGCTGTCCCTCGTTGAGGGAGCCGAGTATCAACTGACTTGGGACGACGCTGGGACTGGCGGAAATGTCCGGGTAGGCACCAGCGCGAATGCTCAAAACATCGTCGCGATCACTACCAGCAAAGACGTGACGTTCACTGCGGGCGCAGCCAACTTCTTGCAGTTCAACTGCGGTACAAACAACGCGACGGCTATTCTGGATAACATCTCCGTGCGCAAAGTTTCCAAAGCGCAGTTTGGGTGGAATGCGGCTGGTGTCTCGGTCCAAATGGATGGCCGGATCACTTACGCAGACCAAGGTATCGGCGGCTCTGGTAGCGGCGGCGCTGGCGAAGCGGTCTTCTACTTGTGGAAGTCGAGCATCTCCAACTACGTCGAAACCTACTTGGGGACCGACAGTTCCCGCACAGGCATGCCGGTGTTCAACCAAAAGTCGGCAGGCACACGCGACTTCGTTCTCGGCGGCTCCACCGCTTACTCCCCCGGCACACTCGTCCCGTTCAATATTTCGGCCCGTCACGGCCCCTCGTTCGTCAACGGAGCAAAAGACGGCTCGGCATACAACGCAAACAACACTCCGCCTTCATTGGCAGACCTATCAACAACTGACCTCCAGATTGCCCCCAAGTTCATGGGAACCATCAAACTGTTCCGTCAGTTTGCGGGTGATATTGGGGACGACGGACTCGAAGAGGCGAGCAGCTAATGACAACTGAAACTTTCAAGGATTTCTACTTCTCCTTCCCCGACGAGGCGACGGCAGAAGCGGCCCTCCAGCCGTTCTATCACCAACCCGTCACCGCGTCTGTGGACGAGGAAACCGGCGAGACCGTTTACACCCTCAGTGGCGACCCCTTCCTCGTGATGAACAGTCTCGGCCACTCGTTCGACATTGTTGGCGTTATCCAAAGGCCGACCGGCTCCACAATCATTGACGCACAAGGTGCCGAGTACCCCGAGATGGCTCCGCTCCCCGGCTGGCACGTCAACCTTCGGATACGTGGGCAGTTCATGCAGGACGAGGCTGAATTTATCGACGCATTTTACGGTGTGGACCCCGTCAACCCGTACCGGCAGTGGCTGTAGCCCAACCCTAAAGAAGCCCTCAGAAGCTCACACAGAGTCTCTGGGGGCCTCCCCTGCGCCATTATACCAGAAACACACTAAAGCCCGTCAGTGACTCTCCTGCGGGCGTATGGAGGCACTCCTATGTCTAAAGCGACTGAGAAGGAACTCAGCGAACTCCACGGGATGTTTGCCAAGTTCCTCAAGCACAAACTGCAGGAAGGCGACGTGACCGCAGCCGACCTCGGACAGGTCCGTCAGTTCCTCAAAGATAACCGCATTGAAGCATCCATCGAGCAGAACCCTGACATGGGTGCGATAGTAGAGGCTCTGCCCCAGTTCGACTCATCTGATGAGTCCTACGACGACAGCGAAGGCTCTTACCACTAATGAAGAAACTCGTAGCGCAACAGCAGCTAGAGGAAATCAAAGGGGACTTCAGGAAGTTTGTTTATGTGCTGTGGAAGCACCTGAGCCTTCCTGACCCCACCCCGGTACAATATGACATCTCCAAGTTTCTGCAGCATGGCCCGAAGCGATCCATGATCTCGGCATTCCGGGGCGTGGGCAAATCTTGGTTAACCTCTGCATATGTCGTCTGGCTGCTGCTGAACGATGCTGACAAGAAAATCATGGTGGTCTCAGCCAGTAAGGACCGTGCGGACGCCTTCTCGGTGTTCGTGAAGCGGATTATCCACGAGGTGGACTTCTGCCAACACCTGATACCGGGAAAGGATCAGCGGTCCTCTAATATCTCATTTGACGTTGGCCCAGCGAAGGCCGACCACTCACCTAGCGTAAAAAGTGTAGGCATCACGGGACAGTTAACCGGAAGTAGAGCGGACATCATCATCGCCGATGACGTGGAGGTCGCTAATAACAGTGACACTCAGACCGCTCGGGACAAGCTGTCGGAGGCCGTGAAGGAATTTGACGCAATCCTGAAGCCTCTGGACACGTCCCGCATCATCTACCTCGGGACACCGCAGACAGAGGACTCCCTGTACAACAAGCTGGGGGACCGTGGGTACGTTGTACGTATCTGGCCTGCTGAGATGCCTGAGGAAGAGAACCTCGTTAAGTACGGGGACACTCTGGCACCCCTGATCGGCAAGCTGGGACTAAAAGCTGGTGAGCCTACTGACCCCCAGCGTTTCGGTGCGGGTGATCTGTTGGAGCGTAAGGCGTCCTACGGTCGAGCTGGCTACCAACTGCAGTTCATGCTCAACACCGCACTGTCGGATGAAGAGCGCTACCCACTGAAGGTGGCCGACCTGATTGTCACCCCGTGTTCCGCTGAAGAAGCACCCATGACCTTCTCATGGTTACCACACCCAGATCGTCGTGTTAGCGGGGACATCCCTAACATGGCAATGAATGGCGACTACTTCTACCACCCAGCGGATAACTCAGATGTCTTCATGCCCTACCAAGGGATTGTGATGTCCATTGACCCCTCTGGTCGAGGTAAGGATGAGACAGCCTACGCCATCGTAGCTCACCTCAATGGCTACCTACACGTCCTAGACGCTGGTGGCTTCATGGGCGGCTATGACCCTGACTCCGTACTCAAGCCGATGGCTATGTTGGCTGCGAAGTACAAGGTCAACGAGATCATCATCGAGAGTAACTTTGGTGACGGTATGTTCACCCATATCTTCTCCCCGATTGTCTCTCGGATACACCCATGTTCACTTGAGGAAGTCCGACACTCCATCCAGAAGGAGCAGCGTATTGCTGACACTCTGGAGCCAGTGATGAACCGACATCGACTGGTGGTGGACCCAGCGATCATCGAGAAGGACTACAAGTCCATCCAGCGGTATGACTCAGAGGTCCGTAGGTCCAAGTCTCTCATCTACCAGATGTCCCGCCTCACTCGTGATAAAGGATGTCTCCGACATGACGATAGGTTGGATGCCCTCGCAATGGCTGTCGCCTATTGGACTGAGTCTATGGCTAGAGACGAAGAGGCTGGTCTACAGGAGGAACGTGATAGAGGCATACAGGCTGAACTAGACAAAGCCTATGCCCACTTCGGGTTACCCTCAGGCCACCCACAGTCTAACTGGGGGACCACTTGGTGATACACCTCAGGCTTATTTCCGGCCATTAGAGATAGGTCGGTTAAACCTATAGGTTATACTGTAAGTTAGTTCCTAAGGTACACGATAGGTTACCGCTACAAGTGTACCTAACAGGGACTGCCTTAGACAGGGGAGTGGTACGAAGTACCCTCCTCTCTAGGGAACACGATTGGTTTCCTGTAAATTTGTATGAGACCCCGGATGGTTTTGGTCGAAAAAATCTGAGTAGGTATATATACGTATATAATACGCTGTTCCCCCATGCCCCCCGCGTTCATCGTTAGTCTAGCTTTCTACCTCAGGTATCCATTGGGGCGAGTGACCAACGATATATTGGTGATGACAGTGCGAAAACCTAGCGTTTTCAGTAGGTTACCTGCCGGTTGGAACAAGTAACGGCTTGTTCATATCCCATTTAGTTGCATGTTAACCTGAGGTTACACCCTGAGATGACTCCGGGTTGTGCTTCTGGCTGCGTGTTCGCGGCAACCATCCTTTTCAGAATTGCTGCACTCAGTGCAAAGCATGTTGTGCACTCAGTGCAAAGCCTGAGGGTGTCTTATATAATACCATAACCGGCACAACTTAGGGTAAACCAGCGGTTCAACCAACAGGATACCCTGCAGATTCCAGCAGGACCACAGCAGGGGCAGCGGCAATCCTGCCTTTTTTGCTCCAATGGGGCCGATCCTATCCTTT